TCGCATCCGTCATCGCACACGAAGTCCTTCACGCCGCTGTACCGGCATTGGATGAAGCGACGGTCCAGGCCGCAGGAGATGCGATAGGCCGGGCATTGTTTGTGCTACAGTTCCGCCGAGTCGGAACATCCAAGCCTCCGACGAAAGGACAACCATGAAGCCAGCCAAAGGCAAGCGATTCGTCAAGGTCGTGCGGAACCCGAAGACCGGACGAACCAACCGGGTCAGTTACGGGCAGGCCGGCAAGGCCAAGGGCGGCGGCGACCGGATCAAGCCAGGCACCGCCAAGGGAAACAATTACTGTGCGAGATCGTACGGTCAGATGAAGGCGCACCCTGCGGCGGCACGCAACCCGAACAGTCCGCTGCGGCTCTCGCGCGCAAAGTGGAAGTGCAGCGGCAAGACCAGCCGACGCTGATGCCGCGCCACGCGAACCTGCCGTTTCACCTTTACGTTACCGTACCGAACCACCTGCTCGGGCCGGGCATGCCTGGCGGCACGACCAGAGGCATCTGGCACGCGGTCTACTCGCGGCCCGGCCAGATGCTGATGACCCATGTCCTGCTCGAGAGCGGCGCACACTGGTGCGGCCTACCCATGCACGGATTGCTGGCAACGCAAGATGGTGGGTTCTGGCACGATCGTTATGACCTGGAACCGTGGGCCGGAATGGGTGAACATTTGGAATGTCTACATCTGCACTATCTCGAAGGGCTTGAGGCAGTTACGATCAAGTACGGATGGAAGGGCCGGCACACCGGAATCGTGATCGACTGGGCAGATGGATTCTCGCGCTACCCGCAGGAACACAAGCCGCTCAACCTTCTCGAGATGGACACAGGCCAGTTCGCACTACTACCGAATAACTACGTCACCTACTCGGACAAGCACCTCGTCAACCCGAACAAGCGTGAAGACTTGAAGCACTACCGACGAGGAGAAACCACCTACTGGGAGAAATGATGGCGAAGAAGCAGAAGAACAGCCTCGTCGGGAACATCAACCGCAGGCGCAAGGCCGGCACCAGCCGATCCAAGTCAAAGTCCACCGTGAGCCCAAAGGCATATGCACAACTCAAGAAGGGATGGAAGTGATGCCGTTCAAGTCCAAGGCACAGCAGCGTTTCATGTACGCCAAGCACCCAAAGATCGCCAAGAAATGGGCAAAGAAGACAAGCAGCTTCAAGAGCCTTCCGGCTCGCGCCAAGAAGCGCGGCAAGTGAGCCTGATCGCCGTCAACGAGAACGGGTTCCGAATTGGACCCACCCACCACAATGCCACGATCCCGGAAGAAATTGTCCAGCGACTCCGATACCTCCACGAGGAGGAGGGCGTCGGCTACCGGCGACTCGCCCGCATGTTCAACCTCCGCAGAGACACAGTCATCAAAATCTGCAGATACGAACGGAGAGGCCAAGTCCCTCACCGTTGGAAGCGATCGAAGGATCGGTAGACCAAAAGAGCCAGTACCACAAGACGCATTGGAAAGCCTTCTGAAGTGGATTTCAGAAGGAAAGACGCTTCGGGAATGGTGCAGACAGCCAGGCAATCCGGCATGGCGAACGGTGTATCACTGGCTTGACAAAGATCCAGAGTTTGTGGCACGCTTCGCGCGCGCGCGCGAGGATGGACACGACGCAATCGCCGAGGAATGCAGGCATTTGGCAGACATCCAGCCGCAGGATCAGGTCGAGGTCCAATGGCGCCGGCTACAGATCGACACCAGGTCCCAACAAGTACGGTGATAGGGTCGGCGTTGACCACGGCGGTTCGGTGACGATTAATGTCGTGACGGGCCTACCGGATGATTGAGCACATCCGCATGGATTTCACGCCTAGGCCGTGGCAGCTCGAGTGCCACAAGGCCAGGCGTCGCTTCACCGTTCTGGCCCTGCACCGCCGCGCTGGCAAGACGGAACTGGCGATCATGGAACTGCTGCATGCGGCGATCAAATGCCGGCACACGCTGCCGTTCTTCGTGTATGTCGCGCCGTTCCTGAAGCAGGCCAAGACGATTGCCTGGACGCGACTGAAGCGCAAGATCGAGCCGATGCGGAGGGTCGGCGGAGTCGAGGTCAACGAGGTCGATTTGTCTATCACGCTGCGGTCAAACGGCGCTACGATCCGCCTGTTCGGAGGCGACAATCCTGACGCACTGCGTGGCGTGCGCCTGGACGGGTGCGTCATCGACGAGGTAGCCCAGATCAAGCCAGAGGTCTGGAACGACATCATCCAGCCGGCGCTGTCCGACCGCAAAGGCTGGGCCATGTTCATTGGCACGCCAGCGGGAATCAACCTGTTCAGCGAACTGTTCTACAGGGCGGCATCGCTGCCTGACTGGTTCGCGGCCCGGTACACGGTCAACGACACCGACTCGATTGATTCCGATGAGGTCGAGCGCCTGAAGCGCGACATGCCAGAGGCCGCCTACGCCCGCGAGTACCTGTGCGATTTCAGCGCGGCCGGATCAGATCAGCTGATTAGCCTGTCGGATACCGAAACCGCTGCCAGCCGCGAGTACCAGGACGGCGAGGTGATCGAGTTCCCGCTGGTGGTCGGCGTCGATCCAGCCCGGTTCGGCGATGACCGCAGCGTGATCGTGCTGCGGCAGGGACTGCGGATGGAAGATCCAATCGTCTACCAGGGCATGGACAACATGCAACTGGCCGCGGCCGTGGCGAATGTGATCGAGGACCGTGACCCGGACGCCGTGTTCATCGACTCCGGCGCTGGTGCCGGCGTGATCGACCGCCTGCGTCAACTTGACTACTACGTCGTGGAGGTGCCATTCGGCGGAAAGGCAGCGCAGCCAAACCTGTTCCTGAACAAGCGTGCCGAGATGTGGTGGGCCGTCAAGGAATGGATCAACGGCGGTGGAAGCATCCCGGATGACAACACCCTAAAGGCCGAACTGTCCACGCCGACGTTCTGGTACGACCAGGTCGGACGGCGTGTGCTTGAGTCCAAGGACGAAATCAAGAAGCGCCTACAAGGCGGCGGTAGCCCGGACATCGCAGACGCTCTGGCGCTGACATTCGCTTACCCGGTAGCGAAGCAACTGCCACGCGAGGTCCGAGAGAAGGTCGATACGCGACCGAAGGACTACGACCCATACGAGGAGGTCTAGGTGCCCGTAAGCGACGAGAACGGCAATACGGTCGGCGGCGCGATTCGGCAGCATCAGAACGAACTGGTGAGCCGATTCGAGGATGCCGCCATTGGATTGCCGCAGGTACATATCGAAACCACACACTTGCTGCATGGCGGCATGTACGCACGAACGATTCGGATTCCAGCTAACACCATGCTGACTGGCGCACTAACATCCTGCGACAATGTCTGCATCGTGAGCGGAGACATCACCGTCACCACCGACGATGGACCATGCCGGTTGACCGGATTCAATGTGCTGCCGGCGGTGGCAGGTGCCCGTCGCGCAGGCATCACGCATTCCGAAACGCATTGGACCACGGTGATTTCAACGCAGGCGAGTACCGTCGAGGCCGCGGAATCCGACCTGACTGCGGAACCGCAGCGCCTACAGACGAATCGCGGTGGCATCGAATATGACAAGGCAAGCCAGGATCGTCTGTCCTACAACGAGTTCCTGCTAACGCATGGCCTGACGCAGGCGGTAGTTGATGCCATTGTCCATAACGAGGCAGACTGCATCATTACGAATCGGTGCGAGGTATCGTGCCATCGCGAGGAATCGCAAATTCACGGCATTGGCCTGTTCGCCAGCAGGCAGATTGAGGCAGGCGAGAACATCGCTCCTGCTCGTCAGGGCGGAAAGCGTTGTGTTGCTGGCAGATGGACAAACCATTCAGCAACGCCAAATGCGATGTTCGTGCGTGGCATTGGCAATACTGAAATCGAAATGATCGCTACGGAACAGATCAAGCCTGGAACCGAAATCACGGTCGATTACGGGCAGGCACAAACTCTCGCTAGGCAACTGGAGGAATCAGCATGAGTGCAGTCGCAATCGCAATCGCAGCAGTTAGCGTGGCTGCGGCAGGACTTGGTTACAGTGTGTACGCAGGAGAGCAAGGAAAGAAGGCACAAGAGCAGGCAATGCGACAGCAGAAACTTGCACAAGATCAGGCTGCAAGAGAGGCAAGGACACAAACGGAAGCATCAATGGCTGCTATGCGTGCGGCAAATCGACGTACTCCAGATGTCTCTGGAATCATGCAGGCAGCGCAGGAATCCGCGCAGGGAGGACCGTCCAGCACCATGCTGACAGGGCCGATGGGCGTCAACCCGCAGGATCTGCAGCTTGGTCGGTCATCCCTTCTCGGCGGCTAACACATGAGCGAATATCCCGGCGACAACCGCAGTTACAAGAACGCTCCGCAGCGCGAGCGCCTGTTCACTCGCTGGGGCCAGCTCAAGTCCGAGCGCGCATCTTGGTTCGCGCACTGGCAGGAGATCACGTCATACCTGCTTCCGCGAAACGGTCGCTACTTCCGCCAAGATCGCGACCGTGGCTGGCGTCGGCACAACAACATCTACGACAACACCGGCACGCGGTCGCTCCGCACGCTCGGTGCTGGCATGATGGCCGGCGCTACTAGCCCGGCGCGGCAATGGTTCCGGCTGGCGACGCCTGATCCTGAACTGAACTCGTACCAGCCGGTGAAGTTGTGGCTGGACGATGTCACCAAGCGGATGCAGTTGGTGTTCCAGAAGTCGAACACTTATCGCTCGCTGCACCAGATTTACGAGGAACTTGGTGCGTTCGGCACGGCGGCCACGATCATCATGCCTGATTTCAATCGGGTCATCCATCACTACCCGCTGACCTGCGGCGAGTACTGCATTTCGACCGACGCGCAGGGCCGCGTATGCACGCTCTACCGAGAGTTCGAGATGACCGTGTCGCAGATGGTCAAGGAGTTTGGCTACGACAACTGCTCGACCAGCGTGCAGAACATGTACGACACCGGCACGCTTGACCAGTGGGTGCCTGTCATCCATGCGATTGAGCCTCGAGCAGACCGGGACATGACCAAGAAGGACAGCAAGAACATGCCGTTCGGCTCGTTCTACTTCGAGGTCGGCGGCGAGGACGGCGTGTTCCTGCGCGAGTCTGGCTTCGAGTACTTCCCGTGCTTGGTGCCGCGCTGGGCCACCGCCGGCGGCGACATCTACGGCAACAGCCCTGGCATGGAGGCGCTAGGCGACATCAAGCAACTCCAGCATGAGCAACTTCGCAAGGCGCAGGCAATCGACTACCAGACGAAACCTCCGCTTCAGGTGCCGACGAGCATGAAGAACCGGGACGTGGAAACGCTGCCCGGCGGGATCTCGTTCGTGGACGGTGCCAGCATGGGCATCAAGACCGCGTTCGAGGTCAACCTGAATCTGCAATACCTGCTGGCCGATATCCAGGACGTGCGCGAGCGCGTCCGTGGATCGTTCTACGCAGACCTGTTCCTCATGCTTGCAAATGCACCCTACACCCGCATGACCGCAACCGAGGTCGCCGAGCGACATGAGGAAAAACTCTTGATGCTGGGCCCAGTGCTAGAGCGTCTGCACAACGAACTGCTCGACCCACTGGTGGACATCACGTTCAACCGCATGATTTCAAGCGGTGCCGTGCCTCCTCCGCCGCAGGAATTGATGGGCATGGACCTGAATGTGGAGTTCGTGTCTATGCTGGCACAGGCCCAGCGTGCAATCGGCACGAACGCCGTGGATCGCTTCGTCGGAAACCTTGGCCAGATTGCCACGATGAAGCCAGAGATCCTCGATAAGTTTGACAGCGACCAGTGGGCCGACATCTACGCCGACATGCTCGGCGTCGATCCGTCCCTGATCGTGGCCGACAAGGACGTTGCGATGGTGCGGCAGGCCCGCAACCAGGCGATGGCTGCGAAGGAGCAGGCCGCCGTCTTGCAGCAGCAGTCGCAGACCGCGAAGAACCTGGCGCAGGCACCGACCGCCGGCGAGCCCAATGCTTTGACGGACGTTATGAACATGTTCAGCGGTTACGGTTCGCCGTCCGCACTTGAACTCTGAAAGGACGCATATGGCAATGGTCAACATGGCCCGCGAGGCCGAAGTCGAGGAAATGCCAGGTCAGATCGAAACCGACGAACCCAAGTTCTCGGAAGGTCTAGTGCTGGAACTGGAATCCGATGAACTCGAGAAGCTTCGGATCAACGCGCTTCCGAAGATCGGAACCGTCATGGAAATCCGCGCTCGCGTGTACGTCAAGTCTGCCGGCGAGGAACAGACCCAGGGCGGCACCGAGCGCAAGGTCGAACTGCAAGTGACCGACCTCGAGGTCGGAACGCAGAACGTCATGGGACCAGCGGCGACGCTTCTGTACGGCGGATGATGGTGCCCGTAAGAAATCTGTAAGTTCCTAGAGTTCCGCCGTGAGCAACTACGACCCGCTTGACCTGCGCAGCCAGGAACGCAGCAAAGCAGACCGCGAACTGCGCGAACGACTGGCGCGGGAGAATGAAGAAGCGGATATCAAGTGGCTCATGGGCAACAAGCGAGGTCGTCGCATCGTTTGGCGACTTCTGGATCAGGCAGGCGTGTTCCGTTCGTCGTTCAACACCAATGCGATGAGCATGGCGTTCTCCGAAGGGAATCGAAACTACGGGCTTCGCACGCTGGCCTTGATCCATTCGCAGTGTCCAGAACTGTATCCCGCAATGATGAAGGAGCAGACAGACAACAATGAACGAACCAACGATGATGGAAGCCGCAACTCCAACTAACGGCTCTCCCACATCTTCGGCACCCGAAACCACCTCGGCGACGGCCGAGGCGTTGTACGGTGATGGGCAGAAGGCACCTGCGCCAAAGGACTCTCCAGCCGCCGCGCCGGCCACGGAGAACAAGGCTGCGGAAGGCAAGACGGAACCAAAGGCCGAAACGCCGAAGGCTCCTGAAAAGTACGAATTCAAGCCGCCCGAGGGCAAGGAATTCGACTCGGAGGTGGTGAAGAACTTCTCCGAGGTCGCCCGCGAATTGAACCTGACGCAGGATGCCGCGCAAAAGATCCTAGACCGCATGGGTCCAACATTGGCCCTGCGGCAGGAATCCCAG